AGTTAGTCGTTTGGTCTCCCCACCCAATCTCAGTAATGTTGGGTCTTTTTGTAATTTTTTGACCAAGGCAGGACTAACGTATGTCCCAAATTGTTGTTTGATTCGAAGTTTCTGTTGATACTCCGATAGGAAGCTTGTGAAAGTATGATATGCCCAAAATAAAACGGACAATATTACGATACCACTAGCGTCTATCAAATAAGAAGATTGATAAGCATACCAGGTTCCGTAACTAGCACCTACAATGACAAATGCCAACGCAGGAACGGAAAACCAAACAGACCTTGATGCAAAAGCCAAAGTAATGCAAGCCAGTAAAGTAAGGGTATACTCAAGGAAAGTTGCCCAAGTTGGTGTGCTAGGCGCACTGCCTGTGATAAGATTATGTAATATGTTTGCTTGAATTTCATGTGGGTATTTAGCCCCCGCAGGGGTCGGCACAGGATTTGTTACACCCTCTGCAGTCGTGCCGAAGATAACAAAAGGTGCATCAATAGGATTATTGATAAACTCCATACCTGATTGTTTATAAAATTTAGTATTCCAGTTTAGATAAATACGACCGTTTGCATCAGTATTCATAACTGGATAACTTGGAACTCTAACCCAAGCTAAACCCTGTTCTTCTGTTTTTATTTGGTAGCTTGGGTCTTGGACCGCGACTCTTAAGAGTTCTAGTGCGAAGCTTGGGTAAAGTTTTGATTGTACGTTTACGACTAAAGGCACTCGCCTTGTTACTCCGTCTATTTCCGGCGTAGCGGTAACTAGTCCTAAACCCTTTGCCTTTGACTCCAGAGTAGACGTTGTAGGTAAAATTCCTGGGTATTCGAATAGCCATGGTAGTGGGTCCTCTCCTAACTGAGCTGTTCCTACATGAGGATTAGTCCCAGTTACTTGTGTCGAAGCTGCTGAAGCTAAGACAGTTGGTGTGTATTCCATTCGCATTGCAAAGTAATCATCATACTCAGCTCCACGAATGTCTGGATTTGGCATTAAAACTGTTATACCTGGTACAGCTAATGTAGTAGTTATTAAATCTGCATATGCTGTTCTTGGTAAAGGCCAACCTCCATAATTTTTTAAGTAGTCTTCATCTAAGTCTACTATTAATATATTTTCATTTTGAACTGGCTCTGTATTCATAATTAACCAATCAAAAGTTTTTAGTTCTGCAATTTGTAATGGATAAGGATTCCAGATTAGTAATCCCATCGCTACAATAATTG